AATGGGAGGTTGGTGTGCATGTATTTCACTCCTACCCATGTCCAGGCTGCTTGGGCGTTTCCTTTGAACTTGCCGTGTGTAAGTATCTCGAACTTGGTGAAGCTGTCACCTGTGGGCAGGTTCAGTGGGTTCTTATCCAGCACCAACACGGTTGCCCCTTGCAGTTGGAAGCAAGGTTTTGAGGACCGTTCCGCAGCTATCTGATCATCGGAAAGCCATTCGATTTTGACCGATTGGAATGATTCCTGCCATGAGCGTTCTTGGTCCCAATAGTTAACCGGGTTGGTGTGTTTGTGGGTCATAGGCTGACTTTGATGGAATGGGGGTCGAAGCTATTTATTTTGTCGGAAAGTCCCTTGGCTTGTAGATAATAATTTTGGATTGCTGGTAAGGATTGGTGTATTGTGGGGAATTCAATGCCTGCCGCATCTATTATTAGGCCGAGCTTTTTGATTACCTCGAAGTTTTGGTCCAGTTGCCTTTTGAGGTCTTGGATTTGGAGCGCATACATGTGGTGCAGTTCATCTTCATCGGTTTGAATCTCTTCGAGCTTGGCGGTTATGGCCTGTTCGAGTTGCATCATCCAAAGCAGGTAAGATTCGACCGCATCAGGTTTGATTTGATACGCTTTGATGCGGTTTCGGAGGTTCAGGAGTTCGCGGTCGAGTGACATGGTTGAATAAGTAAGCCCTGGTAGGGGTTTCATCCATCGGCGGGCAGGTATTAGCGAAACCTATGTCCGTTGAAATCCACCCCATTCAGGGCTGATTAGTTTTAAGAAGTTGGGGAATCGCTAATTTTCCCTGCTTCAAATGTACTCAGTCGAATGGTCTAAGGTGGTAATAGCATGAGCCGTTCACCACTTTTCTTTCGACCTTATGCTCAAAGGTTCTTGACATGTCATCAATCCAATGTATGTAGCGATAAACGCTTCTGATGTGGATGCCTGTTGATTGAGCGATCATCAAGGCTGTTTTAGGTGGGCCGTTCTTAAGAATGGTGGCAATCACATTCATGGTCTTTATTTCCGCCATTATAATACATTATCTGGAAATGGGTTGTAATAAAGCTCACTGATATTATCTCCATAAGGCTCGCCTTTGTACTCCAACCAATCCCAATAGATATCGATTTCATTCTGTTGTAGGATGTGTTCAGAGGCAATCTGCTGCATGTTCACTGGGTAGATTGCAATGGTACCATCCTTATAGGTTGTTACTCTTAAGAAAGGAACATCCAATTTCTCGAATGTTTTTTCTTGAATTACTCGGTAGGCCACCAAGTCTTGAATTGGAATTACTTGTACTGATTCAACTAAGCTGTCTTTTTTCATGATTAGAAAAGTGTTTAAGGGTTAATGATTAGAAAGGTACTGTGTCTTCTGCCTTGCTGATCTTCCAGGCGGTAATGTCGGTATAGAATCGGTCCTGCCATTCTCTGGCTTCGATTTTGATTTCGCAGGATAGGGTGTCGCCTATGCGGAATTGGTTGATTGTTCCGATTAGGATATCGGATTTGACTTGGATGCATGCGAGCTTGTTGAAGCTGCCATCTTGATACTCCAGCACGAAGGATAGTTTCTTCCATTCTTTGCCTGCTTTGGATGTTCCGCTTTCTAGCGGAAGGATTCGGGTTAATTTTCCTGTAAGGTTCATATAAGTTGATTTAAATGGTTAATCAATAAGAAACCCCCTCGGCTGGTGACAGACAGCTTTGGGGGTTACATAGGTGGGGAATCACCAATTTCTTGCCTCAACTGTCACATTGATGGTGCTAAACTAATACAGATTTTCGCCAAAAAGTGCAATTGTGATAACTGATAAGTCACCCCTTTAATGTATTTTTGAGTAGTTTCTATTTTACATATATGCCGTGATTTACAAAAAGATAGCCTTAAAAGACCGCCCCTTCGTGGTGCATGTGTTTGTCAAGGCTACGGCTTATGAGGTTGCCACCAAGCTGAATCGTATCAGAAAAAAGGCGGAAAAGTTTGATCCAAGTGAGTTCACTATGGATTCGGATACCGATGCGCAGACTTGCTATCTGCAGCACAGTCTTCCAGGTCAATATGTGATTATGTTCAGCAAGCTATCCCTGGAAGCCATTGCGCATGAGGTTTGGCATGTGGTGATGGATCACGGCAGGTACATTGGTTTGAAGCATGACCAGAGCAGTGAGGAGAGTTTTGCGTATTTGTTCGGATACTTAATCAAAGAAATCTATGAGTGCAAGACAAGTTCTAAATAAGTGGCTGACTGATAATGATGCCAATGGAATAACCACCGGCATCGGTTTGGAGCGTGTCGCTCGGCTGTTTCTTAAGATGCATCCTGATATGGATGTTACTTATACCACAGTAAGAGGCTATGTTTCTGATAGTAGGTCAGGTAAAATAACCAATTTTGACAGGGACTTGGAACATGTGGAAAAAGCATTACTTGGTGATGAAGCAGTAGGCGAAGCGGATTTCAATGATCCGTTAGGATTGATGATAGACTTTCCTAATAGCTGGAGTGAGATTAATGAGCCGATAGTTATCCAAGGCGTTACTAAGTTAGGTGTCTGCAATGACATCCATTTGCCCTACCATGATAAGTTTGCTGTTCAGGCTTGCTTCAGTGAGTTTAAAAAGCGAGGGGTGGATGGTATTTATCTTAACGGCGATATCATGGATTTGGAGGATGTGAGCCGATTTGAAAAGATGCCTGATGGTAGATACTTGCGCGATGAAATTGAGGTGGGTCGGAGCTTTGTGAAGTCGCTTAGGAAGTTGTTTCCGAATATCCCGATTTATTGGAAGGATGGCAACCATGAGAAAAGATTGGAGGCTTATGTGGCTTCCAAGGCCCCGGAGCTGGTAAAGTTATTCGGTATGGATATACCGACTCAGTTGGAATTGGAAGAGCATGGCATCATCCATGTTCCAGAGCATAAGGTGGCCAAGTTCGGTAAGCTTTGGATAGCGCATGGCCATGAGTTGGGGTTGAAAAGCGGCACGGTTAATATCGCCAGGCAGGTTAGGATGAGGGTAGGGGTGAATGTTATGTTTGGCCATTGGCACAAGAACCAGCAGGATAGTTCTAGGAATTTAGCTGATGAGGTCCACAGTGCCTGGGCCATCGGTTGTTTGGCATATCTGAAGCCGCGATATACCGGTGTTCTTAACCAATGGACCCAAGGCGGTGCTACTGTGGATTTGCATGAAGATGGGAGCTTTACAGTGAATCAGTTTCAGATTGCCGATGGGGTCGTGATGTAGGCCGACCACCACCATGTTTCTTGATATTGGTCAGGCAATTGGCTAGGAACTTAGGGTCTTTTTTGATACCGTTGCGCCTGCGATAAGACTTGATTTTGGCGGCATCCACTCCGATGTGGTTGGAGATTTCGCGATCTGATAGCATGCCGTTTCGTATGATGAAATCAACTTGCTTTTGTGTCCATTTGTGGTTCATCGGCATTGCTCGCATTCGAAGCCGTACTGATAGCCTCGGTCAATGATCTGGTTGAATTGGTCCAACTTGGCTCCGCATAGACAGCGACCTGTCTCTATGATGCGTTTGCGTTCAGCTTCGTGCCTGCGTTTCCAATAGAAGCCTTTGTATGCTGTTTTAAAAGAAGATTTCATTGCGGTATTTGTTTAGTTTGGTTATAAATTTGTTCAGTTCAGCCGTGGCGGTTTCTAAATCTTCAGCCACCTCTTGGCGTGTAATGGTAAGAATCCAAATGGGCTTCTTAGTGAGGCGTGGGTCGTAGCTCACGAAGTCCACCCATTGCAGGTCGGGATTGACCATGAAATAAGCCCAAACCTGTTCTTTGTATTCGTTTGGAATCTTTCCCATTCGGATGTATTTGATGTGGGTCTTGGTCTTTGGGCATTTGATTTCCACGGCACCAGTGGTTCCGATGTATCCATCGGGAGACATCATCAGGAGCGGTTCGATATCAGATTGAATCAGGCAGGGGTGGTCAACTTCATGTCCTGTGATGTTGGCGTATTCCTGGATTGCCAGCGGTTCCATGTCCAGGCCACGCTGCATATCCTCTGACATGAAGTCATCCTCATCCATTAGACCTACTTCCTCTTCGGCTATGAGTTCATCGATTAGTGCTAGATTGTCCTTGGCTAGGACTTTCTTAAGGCGCGACCCGGTTATTTTACCGAGTCGCAGTTGGAGCCATTCGTGGGTTCCTTGTTGGCAGTTGTGTATGATCATAGGTTTGAGATGATTTCTTCGATGTGAGAATAATAGTCTGGAATGTGGTGTTTGATGATAGTGCCATCTTCGGTCACTTCGGTGAGGGATAGGCAAGTCCAGCCATAGTCGGAATGACCAGAGGCAAACTCGGATTCACCGTACCACTTGGTGCTGATGTCTACTAGAGCATCCAATAGGCGTTTTCCGTTATCTATTTCTATTTGCAGGTGGTGTATCATGCCAGACCTCCCTTCTTGCTATCCTTGGCCTTGATGACATCGGGGTGGCCCTGTTCATCCTTGCTTAGGGAGGTGTAAAGCTTCTTGAGCTGGTCTAAGGTTGTGCAGGCGTTAATGGCTGCGATTGCCTTGGCTGGGTCGATGGTTACTGCTTTGGGTGCGAAGTCTCGGATACGGAGTGCATCGACATCTTCACCGAAGGCACGGATTCGGCGCGCATAGATTTGTATCTGCTTGCCCACCCATTGCTCCATGTATGGAGTTTGGTGGACCTTGGAGATGACTTTGGCATTGGTGGTGTTCAGGATCATCGGCTTCACTGGTTCCACGAAGTGAATGACTAGGCAATCCTGTTTCTTGCCATCTGTGTTGGCTACCTGCTCCACTCCTGATGATTTGATGGTAAGGATTAGTTCCTCACCTGGTTGGAGCGCATAGGCTCCGATGTAGTCTGGATTCTTTAGCTGTTTCCAGTGCGTTAGTTTTTGGTTGTCTGACATTGTTTGTAGGTTGTTATAAATACTGATTTTGGTTTTGAGAATTCTCGGCCGTTTTTGAGGTAGTAGACCCAATCGCCGATGATGGTTGTGGTTGTCACTATCTGACCTGTTAAACGGTTATAGTAGCAGGCGTTGAGTCTTATATCCATTATTGAAATGTTTTACCGCGTTCTTTGAAGCCAGCTGTCCATACATCATAGATTAACTCAATGAGTTCTATTTCGGCCTTAAATGGTAGCTCTACCTTATGCTGTTTCATTATTGAACGAAGCTTAGCGAAGTGAGGCGGTAAATATCCTTCAGGTGGGATAGACCGACGATTGGATTCGGATTCTTTTGAGGTGGTCTGCGCACTGCTTGTCAGTGTTTGGTCCGTTGATGAGCCAGTAGGCTCTGAGCCGTTCAATGAGGCTCCAGTTGATTTGGATTTGGATGGTTTCATTTTGTTCGGTTTTGATTGGTAGTTTTTGAATGATTTTCTTGTTAAAGTCCTCGATGCTCATTTTTCTCTATGGTTTTTATAAAGAAGTACACTGATACGGCCATCATAACTAAAGCCGTGATGATTTGATCTTGGTCAGCTGCGGCCATTGCAAGGAATGCGGCAGCGAAAGCGGTGAGTGGTTTCATGGTTTTGTTTGGTTTTGATGCCGCTAAATTAGTATAATTTTGTACCCACATAACAAAAAACCCTATATTTTTTTATTTGGCTGATTATCAGCACAATTATTTTTAATGGTTGTTTATTGTAACTACAATTATATACATTTGCGCCATGTCAAAGTTAAAAGAACTGATTAAAAGCACTGGCCTCAAAAACGAGCATATAATAAAGCGTACAGGCATACCTCGAAACAAGTTTTACCATGCCTTGAAAGCTCCAAAATTATTGTCGCTGGATGAGTTGGATAGATTATCTTTCGCCCTTCAAATTGAAAAGAAGGTACTCATTAAGTTAATCAATGACTGAAATTAAACTACCCGACCTGATCCTGGACTCAATCGAGCTTGGAATGAACAAAAAGCTGATGTTACTTGCCACCGGTATAGATGAGGAGACTTTCGACCACAAGGTCGAATATGACAACTTCGACCCTGAATCGGTAAGGAAGCTTAGGAATATCATTAAAGAGTGGCGCAAAGCGAATGCAATATTTTAACCATATAAAACCAAACACATGATCTACAAAGTAGCCTGCGGCGTACTGCTGCTCGGTATCATCTTCTTGGGAACGCGGCTTAAGGTCGCGGAAGACCGAACCGAAACAATTATTGAAGACCTCTCAGCCAAAACAAGCGAATGTATTGAATTGCAGGAAAGGTTTAACAGCCTCAATGCCCAAGTTGATACGTTGCTGAGTGAGAATTCCCAGCTCCTTATCGCCAATAATGAATTATCAAATCAACAACCTGAAACCGTTATCAAATATGTTAAAAAGACTAATGTTAACCGCCGCGCTTCTGACAAGTTCATTGAGCTACTCACAAAGCGTTACGAATTCGAGTGATAGCCTGATATACACTCCTCAATACTTGTTTGAACTGATGGTCGCTGACTTGGAACAGTGCGACCTGGACAGGATAGAACTTAAGAAAGCCAAGGCGGAACTGGCCATCATTTATGTGGACCTTGCCAAATCGCAGTCTTATAGGGAATCAATGAAGCAGCAATTGAATTCCATGTCTGCTTGGAATGATTCGC